GTCGTTCATCCGCTGGAACTGCTTCAGGTACAGGTCGGACGTGGCCTGGCCAGCCCACACGCGAGCTTCTTCGTCCTGCTGCTTCTTGAGTGCGGCCTGCTGCTCTGCTCCGATGGATTGCAGCGTGCCGCCGACTGCCTGCAGACCTGCGCCAACATCGTTGCCCGGCTGCATCGCATGCATGTTGGGCTGCGCAACGGGCAACCCGCCGGACAGGCGGGTTTGCTGCTCAAGGATGGGAATGGCCGGCATCAGGCACCCCCACCGCTCAGGTAGCCGCGGCCACCGCTCAGGGCGGCAGAGCCGGCATTCAGCCAGGCGCCGATCCGGGCGTTTGTGGCCTCCTGGTTCTTCGTGCGAGCGCTGAAGGTGTCGAGGTCAGCCTGGGCCAGCGCGCCGCGCGCCTGCAGGTCAGCCTGATAGCGGATATTCAGGGCGTCCAGCGTGCTGTTCGTGGTGCTCTGCTGCAGCACATCGGCGGCTGACCCGTCTGTGCCCACGCCGGACTGCGCGGCATTGGCGCGAATCCGGCCCAGCTGCTGGTCAGCCTGCCGCCGCTGGGATTCCTCGTTTTGGTTGCCTTGCTGATAGGCCACTTGGGCCCGATTGCGGTCCTGCTGAGCCTGATATGCGAACGCGTTCGACTGGCTTTCAGCTGCCGCGGCCTTTGAGTAGCCGGACGACACAGCGCCCAGCACCTGGAAGGCCGTCCCCATCATTGCTGCCATTGCTGCACCCTTGCATAGAGGTCATGGTCATGCCCATCCGGCGTGAAAGCGCGCATGGTCCCCTCGTGTTGGAAGCCCAGCATCAGCAGCCAGCGACTGGCCGCGCCGAAGCTGTGATCGCAGGTTGCCTCGATGCGGCGCTCCGTGCGCAGCGACAGGAAGCGATCAACTGCCCGGTGCACCACCACCATGCCGCGGCCAATGTCGGCGGCCAGCAGGGCCCAGACGATGGCCCTGCCTTCCCACTGCGGCACCAGGCCTGCGCATCCCAGCACGCGGTCGGCCTGCAGGGCAGTGAAGGCCGGGTAGGCGGCCAGCTGCTTGCCGTAGGCTAGATCCGTGAGCTGCGGGCCCATGTAGGCCTGGGCTGGCTGCAGCGCCAGCAGCGCCAGGTGATCGGGGCGGAATGGCTCGATGCGCATCGCGTCAGCCACGGTCCTGTGTGACCACCTGCGGCATGATCGCCACGATGGTGCACGGAAGCGGGTCAGCCGTCTCGAAGCACAGCCAGGGCTCTGTGTCGTAGTCGGCCTCCCAGTCGATGACGCGATCGCCGGTGAACAGCGGCGGCGCGTTGTCCATGGGGTTGTCCGGGCTGCGGAAGTCCATGGTGTCCAGTGCGTCGAAGCTGGGGCCGAACCGCAGGCCCAAGGTGTCCAGCACCCGGATCACCGCCTTGTTGATGCGCGTCAGCTTGCCCTGGCTGGTGCCGTCCTGCGCGCCGGCGTTCATGCGCATGGTTTGCAGCCGGCCCTTCATCGGCAGGCCCACATGCACCTTGCAGGCCGGGGCCTGCAGAACGATCGAGCCGCCTGACACCACTCGCTGCGGATGCGTAGCGCCATCTGCACACACGTCCACGGTCTGCCCCTCCAGGTGCGACAGACCGGAGATCGTGGTGACCGTCAGCCGCCAGTCAGCGGCAGCAACGGCCGCCAGCGTGGGAAAGGCGGCCGTGATGGTGGCAAACACCATCGTCGATGAACTGAAATCGGTGATCTTGGCCTTTGCTGTGGTGTAGAGGATCTTCCCGTCGTCAGCCGTCGATTGCAGCCGGGCCTGTATTTCTCGCCCAACATCGCCAGCCTGAAAGATCGGGTCGGCCGCATTGAACTGCACGGCCGTCTCGCCCTTGACGGTGGCGCCAGCACCAGGCGTGAGCGTGCATGCGCTGCTGCCGGTGATGGTCTCGGCCGAGTTGTCCAGCGTCAGGCCCCAGTCCACATAGAAGGCGTCCTGCTGGTCGTCTCCGGTGCGGTGCTCCCACTCCATCCATCCGACATACCGTCGCGTCACTCCGCCGATGGTCAGCCGAACAACCGCCCAAAGCTCGTCCCGACTCTGGTCTGGAGCGGGAATGGCGCAGATGGCCTCCACGATACCGCCACCGCCCACTGGGTGCCGATGCCATCCGCCGTGCGGCGGGTCCGGGTACTGCTCCCGGCTGTAGGTCATGGCGATCAGGCCGCCGTCTGAGCGGATGGCCCACAGCGTGCTGTGCGGCTCCTGCTGATACTCGATCTGGATGATGCCCGGCCGCAGCATGTGCTCGGCCAGCAGCGACTGATCGTTGCTGCCGTCGTTGCTGCTGTAGAAGTCGTAGTTCAGATCTCGCAGCTTCAGGCCCGCTCGCTGCGCGTACAGGATGACATTGCCCACTCGGCGGGGCTGCATGTTGCGGCTGCCGAAGGTGCTGATCATTGCGGCAGTGATGTTGTCCGGCCCGAAGACCGCGTTCTCCGTCTGGCTCTTGACCACGAACTCCGATCCGGCCGTCCCCACCATGAGCGCCTCGATGCTGGGGCTGAATGTCTCCAGCCACAGCATGTTGTTCACCTGGGTGGACTGCAGATCAATCACGATCGCCATGTCGGCGGCGACCTGGCCAGAGTCGTCCAGCTTGCTGAAGTTCTCGTAGTCGCCGGCCACGCTCATCCAGATGCGCTGCGAGCGCCCGAAAATCAGGCGTTCGCGGAAGAACGCCACGTGGCTGGGCCAGCCCTCAACGTCAGACCAATCCGACAGCGCCCAGCGTGTGGTGGCATTGCCAGAGCCCACCACGTAGGCAGGCAGCTGAGCGATGCCGGTCGACGATGCCGCCACGACCGTGCCCGTCACCTGGGTGGGGCTCGTGTACCCGGTGATCTTCACGATGCCATAGCCAGGATCAGTGAATTGCCAGGCCACGCCCACCAGTTCGGCCACCGCATTCACCTTGTTTCCGGTGCCGTCCTTGCTGGTGCCACTGGTGTGCACGGGCTTGTCGGTGCCCGTTCGAACAGCGGCGGTGTCACCGGTGCCGGTGATCGCATAGGACGTGGTGCACAGGTAGTTCTTGCCGGCGCTGCGGCGGCGCAGGCCCAGCGGATTGCCGCCGGTGCCGTTCACGATCTCGGTGTAAGGCTCCCAGGGCGGGATCGCGCTGAAGTCCTGCGGCTGCAGGCGCACCAAGCTGCCAACAAGTTCCGCGGTGAAGATCGCCGCGCTGGCCGTCAGCGTCACCGCCCCCGTGGCGGCGGAGGCATAGACGGTCGTCGCTGTGATGTTCTCGGTCTTGAACGGCCCGCCGGTCGGCTGCACCGCGGACAGTGCCCAGCTCGTGGGACCGTTGCGCACCAGCTTGCGCGGCTGATACTTGGTGTGGGCGATGTAGACCACATCGGCGGATTCCACGAACCGCAGGGCAAACGTGCCGTCGGCATTGGTCAGGTCGGCCAGCAGATAGGGGCTGGCGATCTCATAGGGCACACCTGGCGCAGTCACCACCTGGCCGTGGTTGGCGAAGAACCGGATGTAGCGGTCGCCGAACTCCAGCACGTAGGCCTGGGCGGTATTGAACTCGAACTTCACCAGCCAGACGCGCCGCGTGCTGTCCTTCACCTCGGACACGAAGCGGAAGCCGGCGCGGCGGATGGCCGGGCCCTGGATCACCGGGATGAAGTTTTCCAGCTTCTTGCAGCTGGCCGCATACTTCGCCACATCGACGCGCCCCTCCATGAGGGGGGAAACCTCGCCGGCGTTGAAGCTGCTGACGATGGGGGATGAACGGGCCATGGCTTAGAGCCTCGCCAGCATCCAGGAATCGTCCGCGAATCCCTGCGGCGGCCGCTCGATGGCGCCCACGCGCACCGCCTCAATGCGGGCCGCCTTGTAGTCCTCTCCGATGGCCGCGCGCTTCTGGGTGCTGTTCGTGATTTCCTCGCAGGCCTCGCAGGCCAGCGCGCACGCCAGCAGCTTGGCGAACAGCGGGTCATAGGTGCCCGGGTCGGTGTTGTCGAAGACGTAGCGGATCTTCAGCGGGGCGCCGAGGTCCGTCAGCAGCGCCCCGCCCTCGATGGCGAATGCGCTGTTGTCCATCGTGTTGTAGTCCGTCTGGGAGGGCGGCACGTAGACGTCGCCGCACTGGACCAGGCGCAGGAAGTCGGCGGGCAGCTGGTATTGCTTGGCGAAGCCCCAAGCGGGGTCCTGCGACAGGACCGGAAGGCTGGTGCGCTTCATGGCGAACTGCCAGTAGAACTTCCGCAGTTCAGCGCGCCGAGTCAGGTCATAGACGGCATTGATGGCCCGGGCCGACTTGTTGTTGTCGGTCAGGGATGTGATCCGAGAAGCGCCGAGCTTGGTCAGCGCCAGATTGGCGATCTCGACCTGTGAGGCCATGGCCTATCAGCCGGCGGCGTTGAACTTGCCGGCCGTCTCGATGTGGGCGTGGAACTTCT